TGAGATATTTCCAAAACAGATTAAGCTGCACTTGGACCGCGATGACGTAGGTAACTTTCTGAACCTGCCGTATTATGACGCAGAGGACGGCTTACGTTACGCTATCAAGAATGATGGCACGTCTGCTACGCTAGATGAGTTTATTGCTCTTTATGAAGCGCACAAACAGACACCTGAACAGGTGATCAAGCTTCAGATCACGGAAGATCCAGAAACATCTAACATGAACGACGGGCCACCGTGCTTACAGTTTCTTATTAAAAATAAGATATCTGAGGGCGGTCGTAACAACGGCTTGTTCAATATAGGTGTGTATCTTCGCAAAGCGTATCCTGATAGTTGGGAGTCAGAGATACTAAACTACAACATGCAGTATCTGGAACCGCCTCTGCCGCTGAATGAGGTCAACATAGTTGCAAAGCAGCTTGAAAAGAAGGATTACGCCTACCGTTGTAGCGACGCGCCAATTAACGCTCACTGCAACAAAGAGCTTTGTCAAACACGTAAGCATGGTATTAGCGCGGCCATACAAGGCGCAGCTATAGCTAACTTACGTAAGTATGACTCAAACCCGCCCGTGTGGTTTGTTGATGTAAACGGCGAACCGCTTGAGTTAGACACTGACGGGCTAATGAACCAAACCGCTTTTCAAAAAGCCTGTATGGAGCAGCTTAACACAATGCCTCGCACAGTTAGCAAGCAGGCGTGGGAGACGCGCATAGGCGGGTTGATGAGAGAGATGTCTGCTAATGAAAGCGCGATTATTGACGTGGCAGAAGACGCTAGCACAGACGGACAGTTTTACGATTACTTAGAAGAGTTTTGCGCTCACTTACAAAAAGCAAAAGACCGCGAGGAGATATTGCTCAAGCGGCCTTGGACTGATGAAGAAGCAAGCGTCACATATTTTAGACTGAAAGATTTTGAGGCTTTTTTGAAACGTAACAAGTTTTTTGAATACAAGCCTTACAAAATAGCTCAACGGCTTCGTGATCTGGGAGGAGAAAGCACTCTCCTTAAAATAAAAGGGAGGCCAGTGAGGGTATGGAAAATACCTGCATACGAAGCTGTTGAGCTAGACATAAAAACGCCAGACTTTGGCAGGGAAGAGGAGGCCCCGTTCTGATGTTGAAAGCAGATGGATTTGATAAGGCATTTCTTGGCATGTGCCACCGCGCCGGACAAGAGCCAGTGGTGGCCTATGACTACCACAAATGCATAGCAGTGCTGGTGGAAGATGAAAACATGAGCTACGACGAAGCTGTGGAGTACTTATGGTACAACACCATAGGTGCATGGATGGGTGACCACACGCCAGTATTCATAAATGTTATGGATAGTATTGAGGACCTAACGGACGAAGAGCATGGATACTAAGATATTCCGCATCTACGGCCCGCCCGGAACCGGCAAGACTACCGCCCTTCTAAACAAGGTGGATGAGGCTCTGGCTAACGGCGTAGACCCCACGCATATCGGTTACTTTGCCTTTACACGGCAAGCCGCAAACGAAGCCGTCGAGCGGGCCTGTGCACGGTTTCATCTGGATAAATCGCAACTGCCTTGGTTCAGAACCCTGCATAGTTTTGCCCTACGCCTGTCCGGCATACGTCAGGAACAGGTCATGCAACCAGAACATTACAAAGAAGTCGGGATCGCGCTGGGCTTCAATCTTAACGTAGACGGCTCTAGCCTATCTGGAGAAGATGCGTTTGATCTCAATAAAAGCAGTAGTCCAATCGTCAACCTTATGAACCTAGCGCGGCTGCGTAAGATAGACTTACGTGAACAGTATGATGAAAGCGAGATAGGCGAGAGTTGGAACACAGTAAAATATGTGGCCACCGCGTTGCAGGAATACAAAAAAAGATATCAGCTTTTTGATTTTACAGACATGTTAGAGGTCTTTGTCAACGAGAGTGCCCAGTTCTGTCCTCGTCTGGCTGTTACTTTCGTTGACGAAGCGCAAGACCTGTCACCCTTACAGTGGGACGTGGCTCATGTGTTAGAGCAACATTCTGAGCGCATATACGCAGCCGGTGATGATGACCAAGCCATATACCGCTGGGCCGGTGCAGACGTTGAGCATTTTATCGGACTCAACGGGGGCTACGAGGTACTAGAGCAATCTTACCGCGTACCAGCTACCGTGCACCCTCTGGCGGAGCGCGTGGTTCGGCGCATCAAACGCCGTGTGACCAAAAAGTATTTGCCTCGCACGGACAGGGGCAACGTAGAACATATAGCCCGCGCTGAGATGATTGATTTTTCTGAGGGTTCGTGGCTCGTGCTGGCACAAGCCGCGTATTTCCTGTCGGATATAACCGCAGACCTACGTAGTCGGGGCTATCTTTTCAACTATCGGGGCCGACGTTCAATCTCAGAAAGTCTGAGTGACGCTGTTAATGGCTGGGAGCAGTTGAGAAAAGGTAAACAGGTGACGGGCAAGACCGCACGAACCATTTACAGTTATATGTCCGTTAACGACAGAGTCAAGCGCGGATTTAAAAAATTACCGGCACTCGACGATGACGACATGGTGACTCTGGATGAACTGATCGCGCACCACGGACTTGTTAAATTCGTTCCAATCTCAAACGTCACTATGGATTATATTTATAACTGCATCTGGCATACAGCAATGGACAAACTGCCTAGCGCAGACCGTGCCTACATCACCGCGCTGTTACGCCGTGGTGAAAAGTTCAATGCAGAGCCTCGCATCAATCTGTCCACGATCCACGGATCTAAGGGCGGCGAGGCTGATAACGTGGTTCTGTTTACAGAGATATCACCAGCCGCATCAAAGGCCGCGGAACTCGCGCCTGACGATCTGCACCGTGTGTTCTACGTCGGCATCACGCGGACCAAGCAGAACCTTTACTTAGTTGAGCCTGACGATGCCACTAGGAGCTATCAGATATGAATCGTAAAGAAATACTTCGTAAGACAGAGAGCTTAGTCAACGGACCACGGGCGAAAGAATATGGTGACGCGCATGAAAACCACGCTCGTATTGCACAGATGTGGTCTGTTCTGCTAGATAAACCTGTTACTATTCAACAGGTTTATCAATGTATGGTTGCTGTTAAGCTGGCCCGTCTGATAGTAACACCGGACCATGAGGACAGTTGGATAGACATTTGTGGATATGGAGCGTTAGGTGGCGAGGAAACGGGTGATTAGAAAAACAGAAAAGCTCATTCGGTTTATCCGTATTGAACAATTAGACTCTCACCTGAAAGACGGGTGGAAAGTTTTAGAACGCGGGACTGAAATGGTCACTGTGTATAGGCAATCTTAGCATGGCATTACAAATGACAATGTTCGGGCCCAAGAGTGAATGGGTTCCACCAGCGGAGCTACCTGACATCTTCGATGCTAAACAAATAGCTATCGACGTTGAGACAAAAGACCCAAACCTCAAGTCCAACGGGCCCGGATGGCCTACCGGTGACGGTGAGGTGGTGGGCTACGCTGTAGCAGTTGCCGACTGGGCCGGATACATACCAATCCGGCATCTGGGTGGCGGCAATCTGGATGAGCGCATAGTCAATAAGTGGCTGAAAAAAGTCTTTGAGTGCCCAGCCGACAAGATCATGCACAACGCTCAGTATGATGCGGGCTGGATACGACGCATGGGTTTTACCATCAACGGGCGTATAATCGACACCATGCTGGTAGCGGCACTGTTAGACGAGAACCGGTTCAGCTACAGCCTCAACGCGCTCTGCTACGATCTTTTGGGTAAAATAAAAACTGAAAAGACTCTACAAGAAGCGGCCCGCGAGTTTGGCTTGGACCCCAAGGCTGAAATGTGGAAGATGCCAGCTATGTATGTGGGGCCATACGCCCAGAATGACGCAGAGATTACACTGGATCTGTGGAACTATCTGTCCACTCAGCTTACCAAAGAAGAGCTTTGGCCAATCGCAAACCTAGAGCTTGACCTGTTACCCTGCCTGATCGACATGACATGGCGCGGGGTGCGGGTAGATCAGGACAGAGTTGAGAAAACGCGGAACACGCTTCTGACTAAAGAAAAGGAAGTGCTTGCTCAAATCAAGCGCGTGGCTGGCATGAATGTGGAATTATGGGCCGCCGCATCTATAGCCAAAGCATTTGACGCGCTGGGCATACCTTACCCAAAGACAGAAAAGAACGCCCCGTCATTTACCAAATCGTTTCTGACTGACCATGACCACGAGTTGGCACGTCTAATTGTGCAAGCCCGCAATCTGAACAAAACCAGCGGCACGTTTATCAATACCATAATGAAACACTGCCGGTCTGATGGCCGTATACATAGTCACATAAACCAGATCCGTTCTGACGATGGCGGTACGGTATCGGGGCGCATATCCATGTCAAACCCAAATCTACAGCAAATCCCTGCTCGTGACCCTGAAATGGGACCGATGATCCGCAGTTTGTTTTTGCCGGAAGAGGGTGACCAGTGGGCGGCTATAGATTTCTCTCAACAGGAACCACGGATCTTGGTTCATTACGCATATGTTTTTGGAAAAACAAGAGGCGCGTTACTCAACGGCGCAGAGGAGTTCGTCAATGCTTATAGACATGATAATAATATGGATTTTCATACGATGGTCGCAGAAATGGCGGAGATCCCGCGCAAACAGGCGAAGACGATTAATTTGGGGATGATGTATGGCATGGGCGTCAACAAGCTATCTGATCAGCTAGATATTGATGTTGAAGAGGCCAAGGGTCTAGTCAAGCAGTACCATGATCGCGTCCCATTTGTGAAAGGGTTGATGAACGGCGTACAAAATCACCTGAACAAAAAGGACGGTAGCGGCTCCGTCCGGTCGATACTAGGACGTAAGTGCCGGTTTGATCTATGGGAGCCCGACACGTTTTCCATGAACAAGGCTTTGCCGTATCAAGAAGCTATACGCGAGTATGGCGAGACCACCAGATTGAAGCGGGCGTACACTTACAAAGCTCTCAACCGGTTGATCCAAGCGTCTGCCGCGGACATGACAAAGAAAGCAATGGTAAACATATACAAGACGGGGCACATACCTCTTGTGCAAATACATGACGAGATCGCCATGTCTGTGAAAAATTGTGAAGAAGCGAAAAAAGTTGCAGAAATTATGGAAAATGCTGTACCTTTGGAAATACCCAACCTATGTGACATTGAGATCGGTCCTAGTTGGGGTGAAGCAAAGTAATATCCTCCCTTAGAAACTGGCCCCGCTCCGGCGGGGTCTTTTTTGCTTGTAAAATAATGTTTTGTCTTATATATTCCCTTACAGAAGGAGCTATATATGGACATCACTAAGTGGAAATCGGTCCTCGTACCTATCGAAGTTTACGAAGAGATCAAAAAATTAGCAAAATTAGAGGGCCGGACAATATCTGGTCAACTCCGGATTATGTGGAACGTCTATCGTAAAACAATTAGTTGACGATTTTTTTTCTTTATGGTATGCGATAAGTCTTACTTAATGAGGAGGAGTCTATGCTAAATAAATTTTTACGAATGTTTTTTCCCATGTTTTTCTGTGAGCCTGAACGGGCTAGGGATGACAAGGGGCGTCTGCGTCCTGACGATAAATCAACACCCGCGGTCAACGAAGCATGGGTTGGTGGTAAGGCACCGGCCAAGAAACGTGGTCGTCCGGCAAAGATTACTGCGCCCAAAAAGCGTGGCCGTCCGGCAAAAAAGAAATGATTTGCCCAAAGTGTGGGGGCCGAAGCAAAGTTTACAATAGTCGGCCCAAGGATGGCACTATCAGGCGTCACCGGCAGTGTTTAAAATGCAGTCATCGTTATACAACGATAGAAGTTTTAGAACCGAAAGATAACGCGCTCGACAAGATTATGGATAACCCAGAAGAAAAACTGGCAAAATTGAGTGTTGTACGTTATCCGGTGAAGAAGAAAAAACGGTTTGACGAGCTCGATTTCGACAACATGACCGATGAAGAGATAGAAAAAGCGATGTTTGATGAAGATTTGTCTTGACTATTCTTACACAATCGCATATATATGAGCTTGTAAGGCCCCCAAGCTTTACAGTTCCCGTAGTAAGCCCCCAGAGTCCGCACGACTCTGGGGGTTTTTTTTGCACTTGACAATATGTTGTCACCGTACTATATAGGAGTTATCTTATGTACTACGGGAGATTGAAATGCCAAAGTTTAAGGTAACCGCCACGATGGACGTGGGCTACGAGCTAATCGTCGAAGCTGATAACGAAGCCGAAGCATGGCGGATGGCTGAAGATGAAGACGCCGACTGGCTGCAAGTTGACGAAGGTCACGATTGGACGCTGGAAAATGTTTATGAGGTTGAAGACAAAACAAAATACCCAGAATGGAAAGTTGTTGACCCCTACTTTACGGAGAAGAAGTTAAAAGAAAGGAGGCAGAGTGATGACGGCAGTTAAAGATAAGCGGATATCCTATGAGGATATGTATGATCGGTTGCTCGACGTGACCGAAGAGTTTTCCCTTCAGGGGGCAAACCCTTTCCATGTGGC